CTGGTAATCCTGCTTTATTGGCCTTAGCAGAAAGATCGATAGTGCCAACAGCACCACCATCTACTGCAAAGTCGTAGAGAAATTCTTGGTGGTTTACTTTGTTTAAAATACCCATCATATCCCCCTATTAAGATATTGAAACGACTCTTAGGCCGTCTAATTGTTTAACACCGTATAGAACATCAGAGTTAACTCTTGTTGCCCTAACACCATCAACACCTAGATTGAATACCTCAATACTCAACTGATCTTGGATAGCCATTGTTAAGAATGACGGGTGGAACCAGTAAGAAGTGTTACCGATAACATTAGTCATCTTAGGCATAAATCCAGCAATTGGAGTAGGAAGTGAACCACTTGTTAGTGGTGATCCAGCAGGAATGAAATCCCGTGAAACAAATCCTGTAATGTTGAAAATATCATTCCACTGAGCCGCTCCTTTAACAGAGATTCTATTTTCTTCGGGTACATTTTGAAGATCTAGAAGCTCTTTAGCACCAAGAATATCAGCTAGTGCAAGCGTGGTGCCTGCAGCATAAGCGATTTGATGATCTGGNGTAGCAGCACTAGGAACAATGTTGTTGATAATAACTTGTTGCATTCTCTTTTGAATTGCAAATACAGCTTTCTCTCTTAGCTTGTCCATGTGCTCTAGTGATTGAATTTGTGAGCGTTTAGTTACGATGAAATCTTTGTAACTTCTGTTGTTAATTACAAGTTGTTGCCCTGTAACTGTTACAGCATCAGCGTCACCTCTAGCACCCTCACTTAGCTCTCCAGAATCGGAAAACTCAGGGATAGTAGAAATGTTAACAATGTCACCCATATCGGCAATCTCACCCTCGTAACTCTTGTCTACTGAGTCAAGGAATGGGAGTCGGTCTAGCAATACCTCGAAAAATCTTGCTGACCACACCTCAGGGACGATTGCTGCTGCCGTGGTTGTGTTCATTAATTGATCGGCCATGTAAAATCCTCCTGGTTGTTAAAAAGGAAGTTATCTTATCGAGGCCAATCACCCATCAAATAACATCTTAAAATTAAATGCTAATTCATATTAAACTTTTTTGCCATATATTTCTTGTATTCGGCAGGTTTTTCTCTGCTCATCTTTAATAATTGTGCTGGGGTGAACTCTTGCGGCCCTGTCGGTTGCGATGGTGACGCACTGTTTATGTTAGGCCCTGCATTCCCCTTAAACATTGCTGGGAATTTAGCTTTGAAATCTTCCACGTATTCCTTTGCTCCTAAGACATTTACATTCCCCTCACTAGTCGTCTCAACTTTCACAAAACTTGAATTTTCTTTTTTCACAAAATCCACATAGTTCGGATCAATACCCGCTTTCATTGCTTCGGTTTCAATTGCAGTTAGCTTTTTATCAGTCAAGAATCCAGCTTGAAAGTTTCTTAGCTTATCCTCGCTCTCTTCTCTCATTGCCTTCTCTTTAGTCCAAAGCTCCTCGTAATTCTTGCTCTCTCTGAGCCCAGCTTCTTCCATTTCATTAAGCTTCTTCTGCATTTGATCTTGATCTTCTTTTAATTGGTTAGCTTGCTCACGATACTTAGCAGCCTCTTCTTTGTAAAAGTTGACCGCCCCACTTGGTTTACCTTCGTCAGTTACAGGTGGTGTCTGAGTAGTTTTGTCTTCTACTGGTGTTACGTTTTCATCAGTCATGAAATCTCTCCTATTTTGGTTTATGCTTCTTGAGTTCAGTAAGTATATCTTCTCTGAGGTTTATTTCAAATGATTTTCTAAGTAACTTACGTAGCTTGCGTAGAATAACTCTTGAGAATGTTTGATTTGACCCCTCTTTTGGGAATATGCGTCTAATAACTTTCTTTCTACCAGCACCTAGCTCACTGTGAATGTGCGCCAATGGATTACTAAATTTAACCTTTAGTCCGTCTTTAACCTTTGAAACACCTAAACTTCTATGCATTTTACCAGTTACTTTGAGATTTACCGGCCTTAATTGCTTACCATACTTAAAAACCTTCTTCTTTTTTGTTTTTTTCTTTTTTGGAGCAAAAACACTTTTAGCTTTTCCGATCAATTTAACTAACTTGGATTTTCTTCTCCTCTTTCTTTTGGGCCCCGTACGTCTTTTTTCGGATCTTGCGAATTGCGCTCCATGCCCCAATTGCTGAGCGTATGACCTACTATATTTATCGTATCTACCTTCACCAGCAACAGGAGATACACCCCTGTTCATTGCTGCCAATATCTCTATTTTAAGTATTTTTGAGCCTACTTTCTGCCAATCCGAGACAGTGACCTTGATTGCTCTCTTTGCGCTGGCACTGATTACTCTTTTTAGGTCTGTCTCTGGTTTAATTTTGACCTTTGCCATCGTTAAACTCCTTAACTATTTGCGATATCTCATCTCTAATAGTTTTCCTGAACTTCTCACCCTTTAATGGGATAGACTGGCGTTGCGGCACCTTGGTTTTGCGTGATTTAGAGGAGAACTTGTTGTGGTTATCGGCCTTTTTAGCTTCTTCTTTATCAAAAAAGCCTATTTCTACACCATCTCGATAATGCTTAAACTCTAAAGCGTCTAGCATATTACCAGTTAACTCAAGATTTGCTTTGCCGTGACCAACTTCACCCTTTTTAAAATCNTTATAGTCTCTACTTAANTGCTTCCATAANTTGCCCTTACCAACAGAGCTACGACCCTTGCTAGCATCTTCTAAGATCTGCTCAAGAACAAAGTTACCGACCTCTTCTTTAAAAGCCGCTTTGTCCTCGCTTTCAATCTCCTTCATTGGGAGTTTAAGCTTGTACGTCACCTTGCTTACCATCTACTTTTTCCTTGCTTGCTGCCCCTAATTCTAAGGACATTTTCTCCTTTTTTTTATTTTTTTCATCTTCCATTTCGCCGACCTTCTTTTTGGCATCTTCATTGCCTAGCTCGGGGTTATCACGCATGATTGCGTCTTCTAATGTATCTAATCCAATATCTAGCCTTTTCTCAATGACCTCTAGTCTTTGCATCTCACTCATGACCGGCTCTGGATGTCCAAATTCTATTTTTATTTTCTGTTCTGAATCCATTTTACCTATCTGCATCCACTCATCATCTAACAACTTTTTATCAAACAACCAGTTATACCATCTCATTGCTGCCTTAATTAATAGAGGCTCATTGTCTCGATACATTTCCTGTTGNTCTTGGATGTCATCTAAGTTTTCGGACATTTTAATTATTTCTTGAATGCCTGACCCCGCTGAATTGATATCTAGCTTACCAGATGCGCTTCCAGGTTCTAGGTTATTACTAGATAGCAAGAACTCTAACTGCTGCGCTATCATTGCCATGTGGTCATTAATAGGTGGGTTACTTGAAGCGAATCCCATCTTAGGCTCTGGATCTCCTTCTTTAACTTCATGGCTGATAAAGGCTGAGGGCCCTACTTGCATGTGTTGTGGGACACCCTTACCAAAGAAGTAACCAACGCCCATACCTTGGTACTTGGCAATGTAATACATGTCAGTGAGAAGTAAGTTAATTAGGACAGCACTATCAAAGATATCATCCCCACCTAACGCCCAAAATTGACCGTCTTGATCTCTTGAGAAGTTAACCAGCGTTGGCATTTCAATTTCATTAACAGTAGATACTTCCTCACCACCTTCTGGTGAAACATAGTCACCTTTGCCATTAGTAGTAAAGTGATGCTTAGTAGACCACCAGATATACCGCTTATTCTCTGCATCCATGTCCGCCGGAGAGTCAGCTATTTTTTGATCTCTATTGTCACCCTGCCTAAATGATACCTGCCCAGTATTTAAGTCGTGTGATCCTGACTCATTTGGTGGTGCGTGTACTTGTTGTTGTTCATCTAAATTAGTGTAGTAGCTAAATATAAACACTCTGGCATCTTCTGGGTTATCTGAATCTTCAATTACATCTACTAGGTATGGAGTAAGTGTATTAAATTTAATTTTCCATTTGTTGGTATTCTTATCTAGGTAAGGGAATATATAACCAACTCCATTTCTGAAACTCTCTACATATTCGTTCATCTTCTTCATACCAGAATCAAAGTTAATTAGATCTAGTAGCTGATCTAGCCTCTCTTGATCTCCTTCGTTTTCTGTCTCTCTCTCTGCTCCATGCTTATACACCATGGCCTTCTTATCGATGATCTTTCTAGCGATAGATATATTTGATATTCTGTGACCTATTTCATCTAATACATTGCCCGTAGTTTCTTTCTCTAGTGCTCTTCTAACATACTTGCTTGTATAGTCTCTTAGGATGTCATAACGCCTTTTAGCTTCCCGTTTTCTACCCCAATTCTCTTGAGAGTTAATCTCTTTTAGAACCTCTCGCCTAAAGTCGGCTTGTAAAATATCCTCTTCTTGTTTTATTTTCATGATGTCCTTCCAAAGCTAGTACGGTTAAATGATTCTAAGTCTTTCAATTTAGTGACGATAGCATAACCCGCAGCGGTTGTAATGTGCTGCCATTCGTCGCTGTCATCTTCTATATATTGACCGCCTTTCTTAAGTTTAGTCAATCTTAGTCCTTTGATCAATGTTGGGCAGTTCTGTTTATCTATCTTGATCTTAGATATCTGATTAGCGTTTCTTAATTGTCCATTTACTAAGTTATGCCTAGTTCTTATGGGTGGGTTGGCTAAAGGCACGTTGAGTTCTACGTCTATCCCTCGATCGGTGCAGTATTTTACGATAATGTCATAGTCTGTTCTTTTTGATCGGGTATCGTTATGCCGACCACATGCATCACCATTAATTATATATCTAGTTGGGTAATTAAGTAGNCCCCTGCCGTAAGCCTCGTCACAACAATCTTCCGNCCTGGCCCCATGGACTACGACCTCATTAAAAAAATAGAAGGTGCCATCAATGAACTGAAAAAAAGTGCTGCTAAAAGGTTTTCCTTCCCCAATATTAAAATCAAAAGTCCAGTATATAGGGTGATATTCACTAACAACATAATCATCCACCACATTATTTTCCGCTTCAAATGCATAATAGATCACCTCTGCTTTAATCTCTATCCATTCTCCACCAATCATGCGCCGAGCTTCAAGCGCGGTATATGTTTCCTTTAGTTGCTCAATATACCATTCAGGAAGGAATGGATTGTCTGTAGTAACGGAATAGTAAACATGTCTTGTGGGGATGTCAGAATCAATAAAGTAATCATAAGCAGCATGAGCAGGACTATCAGGGTTAGTAGCAGCCATAACAATAGTTTCTTTAACATGCGGCAATCTCCCAACCCTTGCTCTATATTCCTTGTAAAATCCATTAAACTCCGCACTATCGTTTTCTGTTAATTCCTCGATTAATAGAGCAGACAGTTCAAGTGACCTAGCTTTGGTGTATCGCTTATCGCTCCATGATCTACATATAATTTTAGAGCCGTTGTAAAATATTATCTGCGGCGGTGATACTGTGAACGTGTAATCTTCGCCCTCTACTAACGTGCCATCCATGTGGTCGAATATCTTTTGCCAGATGGTGTCTTTTAAGTCGGGCATGGATTTACGACCAATACAAACGGCAGCACCTGGATTCTCTAAACAATGAGTGATTCCTATATGTGCCATTAAGAGTGACTTAGCAGAACCAACAGATCCAGATAATAAGACTTCGTGAACGCCTAAACTGTAATCGTAGTTACGCCTAACATCTTCGATTACTTGGTACTGATACGGTATTATATTTGGATCAAACTCACTTAATGTAGGAGTTGAGCCATCCATTTAGACTCTTTCGCTTTCTCTCGCTGTATTCGACCCACTCATGTGACCTGACATTTCTTCTTCTAACAGCCTATCTTGCTCTGCTCGCATCTTCTCTTCTTTTAATTTTTGATGAACAGACTTAATTTTCTCGTTCTTCTCTCTGACCGCTGCTACTAGGAACATTCTAGCGAAGTCATGCGTAAGATCGATTATGTTTTGTTTAGCTTTAGCGTGGTTACTTAGATCCATTAGGTACTTATCAAANCCATGTGCNTTAAATTCTCTCTTGAGNTTATTAATACATAAGTGCTTTCTCTCATGCTCTAACACAAACTTAAGAGCCTCTTGTTTTGAAGCTCCCGTAAACTCAGTATCCAGCGGTATGCGCTCTATGTAGTCACGTACCGCATTCTCAAACTCTTCATTTATAATTGAATCAATCATGTATTTTATCCCTAGTAACTAGCCAATCCTCTGCACTAATGGAGTACATGTGTATTTTAACCTGTTCCATTATCAGTAAAGCCGTTGTGCAACTGTAACCCTTGTCGTTTAGATATTGCAGCATCTTATTGGCTTCATCTTCCATTAATGTCATTATCTTATCATTGGCTTCTTCGCTTCCCCTCTTCATTACT